GACTGGAATGCCTGCCTTTGATCAAATGCTTGGTGGCGGTCTACCTAGACAGTCAGTTGTTGAATTATTTGGATATCAAAGTAGTGGTAAGACATATTTGGCACAAAGGGCTATTGCTTATGCTCAATCACAGGGAATGTCTTGTGGGTTTATAGATGCAGAGTATTCGTATGATCCTGTGTGGGCTGAACTCATTGGCGTAGACGTTGAGAACTTAGTTGTGTCGCGTCCTGATACAGGAGAGATAGCCTTAGACATTCTTTTGGCTTTGTGTGAAGCAGAAGTTGATTTAGTGGTATTAGATTCTATTGCTGCTTTATTACCTACTGCAGAAGCGGCAGGTGGTATGGATGATCAGTTTATGGGAGTTCATGCTCGATTAATGAATAAGTTATTTAGGAAGTTACCTCCTGTAAATAAAAAGACTTCGGTTATTTTGATTAATCAGATACGTGCTGGCATCGGTGGGTACATCGTTAGAGATGCATTACCCGGAGGTAAAGGGCAGGAGTTTTTTAGTAGAATTATGGTACGAGTAAAAAGAGGCGAATCTATTAGGGATGAGGGATTTAATATAGATGCTCGTACAGAAAAAAATAAAACCCATATGCCTAATTTGACTTGTTCTGTACCATTCTATTATTCGGGGCAAGCGGATGAAGTAGCTGAATTATTTAGTGTAGCTATAGATGTTGGGATTATTACGAGGTCAGGTCCGAAGTATTCTTTTGGAGAAACATCGGCGGTAGGACGAGAGAGTTTTATAAATCTTCTTAAAGAAGATGATGATTTGTTAGGTAAGGTTAAGTTAGAAGTGGAGAAGGAATTATGACGCAAGGTAATAGAAGTGTAGCCGAATTAGGTGATGATATAGGAAGACAATTGACTTCCTTTGTCTCTTTGCTAGAAAGCGTTTATACCCAAGATCCTGAGCTTGCGGACGTTCTTGCAGATGATTTTTCTAATAAGTTGAGAGATTCTTATCAGAAACTTTTTGTGCAAATGACTGCCACTATCTCAGAGGAACTTGCTAAAGAACCATCTAAGAGAATGAAGCCTAAAAAGAAACGTGGTCGCAGACCTAAGGCAGCGATGGATGCTTCTGTGGATACTACAGATATATCTAATTCGGGAGTTGGTGTTGAGGAATTGGAAGCAAATCCTCAAAGTCTTTTGCAAAATCTAAGCGACGGTGAAGATGTAGACGTTATGTTAGGTAATGCTTTGCAACGTGGCGGTCTTACTGATAGAGCAAGAGGTTCACAGGCAAGTAGTTGGGATACTGATAACCCTACTATGAAACGTATTGATTAATGCCTAGAGGGGAATTAAGTAAGAAGGATACCCCACAAGAACTTATGGTTCTTAATTGGGTCCGAGATACTGGTATAGGGGCTAACCCTCAGGAAGATTTCCCTCCATATGTAGTGGACGTATATGTCCCTGATTTAAATTTGGCTATCGAGATAGATGGTCCGTTACACCTCTCTAAGAGAGATAAAAAACGTGATGAAATTCTTGCTTTACAAGGGATTGAGACATGGAGAATTCCTTTGAAAGTTATCAAGGTTTCATACAAAGAAGAGTTTTTAAAAGAATTTTGGAAGATAGTGGAAAAAAAGATAGATGCCTAAAATTAGTGAAGTAACAAATCAAATGAATCCTGTAGCTTGGTTGGAACAGGAATTAGATAAGTATGATCAAACTACTGTAAGACCGCCTAAGAAGCGGGATTATTTTTCTCCTTCTAGCGCTCATTGGTGTCCTCGTGCTATTTGGTATTACATGATGGGTTATACCCAAGACCCTATTCCTGCAAATAACTTACGTAGGATGATGGTGGGAACGGTTTACCACGAATGGTTAGAAGAGAAATTAAAGGGAACTGGAGTTCTTGTTTCTTCGGAAGAAGAAGTTACTTGGGACGATCCTCCTATCGTGGGTCACTATGATGGGATTATAGAGCGCCCTTCAGACGGAAAGCATCTTCTTCTTGAGATTAAGTCTATGGCTAATCCTAAGAGTAAGTATGCTTTGAAGTATCTTCCTCGTACAGAACATCTTATTCAATGGAATTTATATTCCATGATGACTGATTTAGAGGAAGGATTAATTTTTTATATCAATAAGAACACTCAAGATTATTTAATCTATCCAGTAGAAAGAGATCAGGCGTTATTAGATACGACATTACATAAGTTAAGGAAAATAAAAAAATATATAGATGAAGGCGACAAGGTTCCTTATCGTCCTAAAGAAAATCATGATTGGTGTAATTTCCAAACATTATGCGAAAGGGAACATTTTGTAGAAGGGATTTAATATGGATACAGGCAAGGTTACGGATAGGTCAGAACAAATTAGAACTTACGGTACGGATAGGAATTTAAAGGATGAGTTTTTTCCTCCTGCAGATCCTCCTGATAGTAATGGAGAATCATACGCATTTCCCGGCGAAGCGGAGTTATTGCCAGATGCGGATATTGATAGGTGGTTGTTATTTTTAGGCGGTTGGAAAAGCTATACTTCATATCGTGTAGGTCAGCTAGAAGCAGAACTTTCTGTATTAACAGAAGGATTCGATGTAATGCTTCAGACGCAAGGTGCGGAGTTAGAAGAAACTTCTACTAAACGTCTTTTGAAGGATAGTATCAAAGGTAAGGTTTTGAATGATGATCCTTCACTTCAGACATTAAAAATGAGGATCGCCGTTAAGCAAGGTCAGTTAAAGATTTTGCGAGGTCGATACTATATGTATGATCAGCAATTTGAGACGATCAGTAGGATTGTTACCCGAAGGGGACAAGAGAGAGTACGTCCATGAGCGTTTATGGGATAGATATATCTACTACAAAAATAGCCGTAGCAAAGTTGTCTATGGGCGACTATTCTGTGGTAGAATTTCGATCAAAATCCCGCTCTTGGGAGACTCGTCTAGAGCAGCTATATAAAGAGTTTTTTGAGTATGTAGCGGAGAATATTACATCGGATGATACTGTTTTCATAGAAGACATTCCGTATGTTCAGAACAGGGCTGCAGTTATTAGATTGGTGCATGTACAGGCTATGTGCAGAGTAGTTTGCATTCACCATGACATTGATATTTTTGGTGTTAATGTGAGCACTTGGAAGAAAGATGTCATAGGTGACGGACGGGCTGATAAAGAAAAGATAAAAAAGATGGCAGTAAAAATATTTGACAGTAAAATTTCTCGATTAAGTCAAGACTCAATAGACGCATTGTGCGTTGCGAAATGGGGGGATTTACGTGTCGGGAATAATATAAAAACGGAGGAATCGTAATGGTAATTAAGGACACAGGAAATCTCACAGATAACGCATTGTTTACATTAGAACAGAGATATCTTCAAAAAGGTGAAGATGGCTCGTCAATTGAAACGCCTATAGAAATGTTTAAACGTGTATCAAATTCTCTAGCGGGTGCTGAAAAGAAAGCAGACCAAGCTAAGTGGGCTGATCGATTTTTTAATGTTATGTGGGATCTAGATTTTATTCCTAATAGTCCTACCTTAATGAACGCAGGAACTGGTCAAGGAACTCTTTCTGCTTGTTATGTTATGGATATAGATGATTCTATGTCTTCCATTATGATGACTGCCCACGATCAAGCAATGATTGAGAAGTTTGGTGGTGGTATTGGTTTTAGCCTTAGCGACCTTCGTCCTGAGGGAACTCCTATAAAGACTACTCAAGGTAAGGCATGTGGTCCTATTGCTGTCTTAGAGACTCTTAGTCAGGTCGGTACGATGATTACCCAAGGTGGTAAGAGGGATGGCGCTCATATGGCTATCATGTCTGTTTATCATCCCGACATAAAGAAATTTATTACCTGCAAAACAGAAGAAGGTAAAATCAAGAACTTCAACATTAGTGTTGGGGCTGATGGTAACTTCATGAAAGCTGTTAGGGATGATAAGTATCTCCATCTAACTTATCCATTGGATAAGAATTCTTATGATGAGCCGAAAGATGATTCTTATATAAGTGCTCGCGGTTTATTCAACGACATCACTAAAGGTGCTTGGAGAAACGGTGAGCCGGGAATGGTTTGGTTAGATCGTATTAATAGAGATAACACTACCCCCCAACTTGGTCAGATAAATGCTACTAATCCTTGTGGGGAGCAGCCTTTGTTATCAGGAGAGTCTTGTAACTTGGGAAGTATTAACTTAGGTAACTTTGTTAATGGTAACAAGGAATTCGATTTCGATAGATTTAAAGAAATTATAGAAACTTGCACACGTTTACTTGATAACGTTATCAGCGTTAACCATCATCCGACTGAGAAGACTCAGACTGTTAATGCACAGACTCGTAAGATTGGTCTTGGTGTGATGGGATTGGCTGATTGCTTGGTTAGTATGGAAATTCCATACGATTCTACTGAAGCGTTATCGATAGCGGATAAAATAGGTAGCGTTCTTAAAACAACTGCCGATAACTACAGTAGTTCACTAGGAAAAGAGCGTGGAGACTTCCCCGCCTTCGATGAATCTCCTCTTAATGAGAAAAACGGTGGCGAATGGAAGAATATGCGTAACGCATGGAGATTATCTATCGCTCCTACTGGAACTATTAGCATGATTGCTGATACTTCCTCAGGAATAGAGCCACATTTCTCTTTATCCTTCAAAAAACACAACATGTCTGCCGCAATGGCTAATGTTGAGCTGTTTTATACGGTTAAAGGGCTAAGAGATGCTCTAAAACATGACAATTTAGATGAATATTTAGACAATGGTGGCGATATTAACGATCTTTTGGATGATAAGTTGGCAAGTTTATACAAAACTTCGGAGACTATCTCTCCAGAAGCACATGTAAACATGCAAATTGTTTGGCAGAAGTATGTTGATAGCGGTATCTCTAAAACTATTAACTTAGCTAACAGCGCTACACAAGAAGATGTATACAATGCTTACATGCAAGCATGGGGCGGAGACTGTAAAGGGATTACTGTCTATAGACAAGGTAGTCGTAAAGATGAAGTTCTTGTGGCTACTAACCAAAAGACAGTTTCTGATGTTCTTGATCCTGTAGAAGGGATAGCAAGTCGTCCTCGTAACTTACAAGGTACTACTACTAAGATGAATACTGGTCAGGGAACCATGTATG